CCCGTCTGTCATGAGCCAAAAGGCGTGCTCGGCGGTGAAACCTGCTTTTCTAGCTGCTTTATAGCAAGAATGCAAGGCTATGTAATGTTGATCTAATTTACTTAATGGTTCAGGAGTTTGGCGAACGACGCGACGATTAACCTTTTTGCGTTTAGATTGTTTCCGTGTGTTCGCCATAATTAAATTATGACTTGCTAATTAGTAGAAACAAATCATCGACACGCTTTTCAAGTCGATTTAATTGATCTTTCATAGATGAGCCTGAGTTGGGCTTTAATTCTGAAAGGTAAGACTTAATAACCCAACGCAGACCCAGTAATAAAGCGGTCGCGATACTGCAAACGCCAACGCCAAATGCGACCCATTCGTTCGGTGTCATTTTTCGCTAAGGCCATAATCTGCTTCACTCCCGGACTTTGGATCTAATGCCTTTGCAATAGGCGCAACAATTGCACCAAGCATAGTTGCATAAGCTGGATGAATATCAGCCACGATTGCTAAGGCTACTGTTATTCCACTAGCTGCCACAGCTCTCAAATATGACTTAATTGCTGCTTTGTGTTTTTTAGTTAGTTTCATTGATTGCCTTTCAGTAGTGGGATGTCGAACTTCTCGCCAGTTTGGTTTGGCTTAAAAGAAATGTGCAAATGTTTTTCGTGTGGGTTCAAGCCTTTATACGCAACCCATCGCCATAATGATTTTCTTGAGCATATTTTTCTGCTAAAGATTATGTAAGATATACGCTTATCTTTTTTTGCTGTGAGTCGAAGCTGATCTGCCAAAGCATGACTAATCCCTTGTTCGTCAGATAAGCCAGCGTCAATATCGAGCGCGCAAACTTCTCCGTCTGGTCGTGGGTTATGATCCGATTTTCGAAGTGCATGTTTACTATCAGAAATCCACCCATCGCTGCGCTTATCGCGATCCAACCATGTTTCATTTATTTGGTCGCGTAGCGTTTTGGCAGCTTTAGATAGGTAAGGCTTCTTATTCACTTTGACTAATAGTCTTTTTTGGCTTTACCGGAAATTGTGCATCATAATTTGATTTTGGCATTGAAGTAAATTCTCCGTTGCCTCTATCGATAATAACATGTTTAATTATCTCGCCTGTGAGCGTATCTTGAACTTCAACCTCTATCATATTCTCCATTCTTACAACTCCGCATTAAAGCCGATATAACCGGCAGTTGTGTTATCACTTAAAATTCTGCCAACATTATTAGCAGTTCCTCCTGAAATCGTCGCACTAAAAATTCCATGAGATGTATTACTTTGCGCACCATTTAATGTTGGACTTGTTAAAGCAAATTTTGTATCAGCAACATTAAAAAATGCTATGTTAGAAAAATCAAAACTAGACGGAGTCACTCTTAAATTTACTGGAAGTTTTGTTATTGAATAAACTGCGGTAGAAGTAAGCATAAACGCAGTAGTAGAGTGACAACCATAAGCATTCGGGCTGTCTGTTCTAAAGTAATATCTTTGGCAAGCGGCTAATTCGCCTTGAAATGTTCCACCTGCATATTCAAAGGCTGTTGCTGTTGAACCTAACTCTAATTTAGATTCTGCAATATAAAGAAAATCACCAGCAGTAGTATCAGTTACATCTGACCAAATAAACAAAATAAGGTTTTGTGTGCTTGCGGTATCTACAGCAGCGCTTACAGAATATGTAGCATAAGATGTAGTTAAATTAAGATTTGCTGGTGAGTTTTCATAAGTAGCATTAGCAATTAAAGTAGGGTTTGTGCCTTCTGCACCCCAAGCACTTATGATGTCGCTAGTTACTGTATCGGCTGTGCCTGACCAAGCCACAATAGCAGCTTTAACATTATCCAATTTAGTGGTAGCAGATACTTTAGCCTTAAAACTAAAAGTAACTGTATTACCAACTAATCCGATTACATCTTTGTTTTCTAAAATTGTTGCAATACCAAATTTTTTATTCACAGTTTCTACATCTAAAGCAATAGCAAACTCACCATTTGTAGGCACTGTTGTAGTATCTTGAGTAACATCTATTGCATCATTACCATCGCTAAGAATATACCAGCGATCTAATGTATAAGCATCATCATTGTTAGCACTTCCAGTTGAAGTAAAAGATGTGCCACGCTGAGCAACAGCAAAGCCACCATTTATTAGATAATTCTTATTTACTGCACTAATAGCAGGTGCAACCCATTTAAGCCCTGTTGCCTCGCCACTATCCGCTACAAGTGTAGTGCCATTTGCGCCAACAGCTAATCTTGCAATTGTATTGTCAGCAGTTCCAGCAATTAAATCACCTTTTGCATCAACAGTTGATTTAGGAATAGCTGCACCAGCATTTGTAAATACTGTAGAATCAATAGCAGCTCCGAGTGTGCGAATTGCTGCTGCGCCGTCTTTTACTAGATCGGTGTCATCTGGAGTTGTCCAGCTGTAGTTCGTGGTAGTTGCCATGTTATCCTATCCTCAGGCTACGATTGTAGCGTATTCCCATGTCAAAGTGTTGCTTAAAGTGTTCCAAGCCTCTGTGAGTGGCACAGTATTCCAGCGCATAGTTACTTGGCTAAACGCCGTTGGTGAAACATTAATTGTCAAAAAAAGTTCATTAAACCCAGTAGACCAAGACCAGCCCTCGACATAACCCTCAAATGCCCCACCTGAAATTTGAATTGGAAGGTTGTCGATAAATACCGGCATTCCCATAAAAACATTTAATAAAGAATCCCTGTCTGAATTGTCAATTTCTGCGCTGGTTATTGGGAAAGTGATAGATTGAAACTTAGATAGTGGATAGGCTCTTTGAGTGATGTAACGATTTGCCACTTCCTGAGCATCTATTGCACTATGAATTCTTGAGTTAATTGTTTCGGCTTTGTAGCCATACAAGGCAATCGAAGCAAGATCTGTAGCTGTTTGCTGTGAGTTGTAGTTATTGCCATAATTAATATAAATATCATTTCTAACATCACCTGAACGCATAACTGTTGAAAGCCCACCACCTAAGGCATGGCCAGCATCTAGATCTACATAACCATTGGCTAGTAAATAAATCTGTCTGTGGTCTGCATCCGCATAACCTATGTTTCCTGCATTATCCTCATAAATATAACCAAAAGCAGAATTAGCAATATCAGATACGACATTGTAGATCGTATCGGTTACATTTGATTGGGAACTCATTGTGTAAAGACCAGGCTGATCTATTTCGCCTAATCCTAGATTAAGTGCATTTGCCCAAGTTTCCGTTGCGTTATAAGTTGCCCAAGTTGAAGCTGCTGGCACATCATTCCAAGTTCCAATTAATATGCTAGAAAGAATTTCATAGATTTGATTTCCATCCTCATCTTGAGAAATGTTATCATTCCAAATTTCTTTGGCTATTCTAGCAAGTGATCCCATAGCAATTATTGTGTATTGAACAACTGTGGCAGTTGCACCTGTTTGACCAACCTCAACAGTTACATCAGTAATATCGCCACCAAATAAACTTACATAAGTTGCTGAACTATTTTTAACTTGTAAATCTAAACTGTCATTAATGTCAAAAGGTAAAATTTGATTATTTACCGCAATTAAAGTTATTTGAATAAAAGATGGATTTGGTTGTGAGTAAATATCATCGCGACCAGCTTCATGCTGAATATCGCTTATTGCTATGTCGGTATAATCAACCCCACTGACAATCAATTTCCAATCTGGTGTCCATGCACTCATGGTTACTTCTTAACAGCTGCGCGTGAAAGGTATGGATTAGATCTGGCAGCACTTTCATTAATTGCTCTAGTAACAGCCCTTGCTGCACTTTCACTATCAATTGCTTTAACAGTTATATTGGTAACGCCTTGACCTGTTGTATATGTAGTCTTAGGTTTTGGAACTGATGGAACTGATGGTATTGATGATCTAGCAGCTGATGGAGCAGGGTTTGGAATTGATGGAATATTTACGCCCGGAACTATATTAAGAACGGATGTAAATGAATTGGCAAGTGATATGACTAATCCAATTGCTTCTCTTAAGAATGTAATAAATCCTGAAATAATTCCACCAACTACTCCGATTGCTTTTCCAAAACTTTCAGCACCTCTTTGAGTTTCGGCAAGTCCGGCACTTAATCCTTCATCGCCAGTTAAACCTGCAATAAAAGCATTAAGAGTTGGGATTCCTTGATCGTTTAAGAAAGATATAAATTGCTCAACTGCTGGCAATAAGGCAAAACCTAAACTTTCCTTTGCTTCATCAAATCCTACTTTTAAGCGATCGATCTTTCCTTGAAAGGTTTCAGCATTTGTAGCTGCTGCGCCACCATAAAGGTTGGCAAGTTTTTGTTGAACTTGAGTAAAAGATAATGTTGAAATTTCTGCTTTAGATAATCCAAGACCCAACCTACCAAGTGAAGTAACATTTCCGTCTTGCGCTCTACCTAAAGCATTCGCAACAGTTTCTAAATCTTTACCTGATGCTGCACTAATATCTAAAGCAAGGGTTAATAACTTTTGTGCTTCTTGAGTTGATTTTGTAGATACTGCTAATCTTTGTAATGCTGGTCTTAATTTATCATCGGCAACGCCTGTTGCTAAAGATGTTTTAAGGATCATGTCCTCAGTTGCCGCTATTTGGGCATCAGTAGCCCCTGTAGCCTGTCTTAGGGCATTGGCTAACCTTAACTGTGCTTGCTCATCCTCTATCGCAGCCCTGACCCCATCAACGGCTAATTTGCCAGCATAGGCAACGGCAGCAGCAGTAGCGACCGCAAAAGCAGCAGCAGCCTTTTTCCCAAAATCTGCAATTTTGCTTGAATTTTTTTCAACAGCTTTATCAGCTTCGCCTAACTTCTTTTTTAAATCATCAACATCGGCAAGGATTGATAACTTTAATGTGCGATTACCAGTAGCCATTAGACCCATTCCTTAATAATGCGAGTAAAACTTTCTTCCCACTTATTAATCAATTCAGGCTGAATTCTGCGAAGGGTTGGATAAATGAACCATCCGCGAGATCCACGACCTTGCCGTCCAGAATATGTAGGGAACTGTTTGAATTTATTTGAACCAAACTCA